CCGGAGGCACAAGCCGAAGAAGCTCTCGCAAAGATCCTTGAAATCATGCACACACCACCGCAGTGGATTCCGGACATTCCGGTCGCCGCTGAGGGACATGTACTCGACTACTACACCAAGTAATAGTTTGCTTGTGTAGACCCAAAACAACAACCGTGCAGTCGGCACGTCATCAACCGACACAACGTTTATGAAATACAGATACCTTAAAAATCATCGCGCAACTACAGTAACCGTAATCGACGACCCATCAACCCTATCATTTAACAAACCACAGTTTGCCTCTAAGGCTGAGTATCGGGCATGGTGCGCCGATGCAAACACCGACCACTGTTTCTATTCTATGGCAGAGGGTGACAGCCCAAGTGCTCGCATCAGCGAAGACAATCCAGTCCATAAGATACACGGATTTGTCGCTGACTTCGACGCTCCTGTCGATTGGGACAAGATCGACGAGACTCTCAAGATCCGCTGCGAGGGCGGACACATGCCAACATGGCGTACCAAAACTCAGTCCGGCTACATCCGACTTGTGTGGGAATTTGACAAGCCGCTTCCACTTGCTCCAGCTCTTGCCGACTCCTTTATGAAGCGGTTGAGTGACGCGCTCAAAGCATCGATGCTGCTTGCTGGTTTCGACAAGACCAGCTTGAAGGTGTCGCAGTACTTCGAGTTAGGCACAGACTGGACCCGTATCGGGGACCCTATTGCCATATCCTTTGTCCGTACCGTGTTGCTGAAATCGGCAAACGACACACCAATCAAGACCGACGAAACCAATATCCCACTCGACGACATTGCAGCGGAAGTTGCGCGTAAGTTCCCGAACCGATGGAAAGGTGAGTTCACCGTAGGTGCTCGCGGACCACTGTTCTGGATTGACGACGGCATCGACCGCGACGGCTGTCAGGTACGGGAAGACGGAATGATCTGCTACTCAGACCGTGCGGGTACAGGGTTCAAGTCGTGGGGTTCGATCTTCGGTAAGAAGTTCGTTGACCAGTACGAGGAGAAGAAACTGTCTACTCTACTAGACCAGTACTGGTTCAACGGAAAATCATTCTACAAGCTCCTTAATGGCGGACCTGTGGCAATACCGAAAGAACAACTGGTGCTCGAACTCCGTAAGGCTGGATTCAGCCCTAAGCTCAAGAAGAACCAGACGGTGTCGGAGATCGAACAAGCCATCCTCACTATATCCAACGACTGCCGTGTCGAAGAGGTCGCGCCTGTCGTGTTCTCCAAAGAGCGAGTGGTTGACTACTACGGCAGAAAGATTCTCAACAACTGTAGGGCAAACGCCGTGCAGCCAGCTGACAATGGAGATCCAGCTAACTGGCCGTGGATTCATTCATATCTCATGCCGTTCTTTGCAAAGGACAGTGACGGCAAGGAAACGTTGCCGTATTTCCTAGCGTGGTTCCAACGCCTGTACAAAGCGGTGCTTGGATGCCGACTCGATCAAGGGCAACTGATGATCCTATTGGGACCAGCCGGACACGGTAAGACCCTACTCACCAACAAAATTATTGGTGCTTCGGTCGGCGGGTTTAGTGATGCCTCGGACTATCTGTCAGGCAAGACCAGCTTCAACCGTGACCTCTGCGGATCTGCCGCTTGGGTTGTAGATGACCAGACAGCAGCAGCGACCTACGCCGACCAGCGCAAGTTCGTCGAGCTTACCAAAAGATGTGTAGCCAACCCTAGACTTGAGTACCATGCGAAGTACGCGGATGCTATCCCGTTGCCGTGGTCCGGTAGGGTTATGATGTCACTCAACCTTGATGCCAACTCCCTTGCCGCTCTGCCGTCACTTGACAGCAGCAACCGAGACAAGATCATTGCGTTGCGTATCAACAGCGGACACAAGGTGAAGTTCGGCTCAAACGAGTTCGTAGAGAACACGATCAACACCGAACTGCCGTTCTTCCTCAAGTGGCTTTACGACTGGCAGGTACCGATTGAGATAAAGGATTCCAACCGATTCGGCGTTAAGACTTACATTGACTCATTCATCGAAGCCGCAGCTTACGACAACAGCTCCCGCTCCGCCATTGCGGAGATGGTCGAGTTCTTCGCTAAGAAGGTCCGTGAAACCGTATCTCTTACCAAGTGGCGCGGCACTCTTACTGAGTTCACCGTTGTGCTACAAGAATGTAACGGCGGTCGTAGCGTCGGCAACAGCGGAAATCTGGAGTTCGTCCGTCGCGGCATGACGGTCCTCGAAGAGGTAAGTCAGCACAACAAGAACGTACGGCCTGTACGGAGCAAGGGTCAAGGTGGCGGCAAGATCTGGGAGATCGATCTCTCAGAGGCGTACGACATCGATCAAGGTGGCGACTTCTAAGGAACTAACGAACCCGCTTCTTCGTGATCTTCACGGAGGGCGGGTTCAGTTCTGAGATGGGTACCACAAACTCATCAGAGAAAGATAGCTTGCCATCATTTGGATCAACATTGCCTTTAGGCAGGAAGGTTGCTTTCGCAATAAACTCTTTTGCTGGCAACCAACCAATAATAGTGGCGAGAGTCATTTGTTGGTTACACCTAACGAAATAGTAGACATCACATTTGCTGCCTATCTTTTCTGCACTGGACTCTGCACCGTACACACGAGCCACATAATGGGGTTCCGGCACACTAGCGGCCTTAGTCGTTTTCACGTCAATGGTTACGCCGTCTGGCATAGTGATGTCGTAAGCGAAGTTTACGTCGCCTACCCTGCTGCCTCCGATCTCGCGGTGGACAAGCATCTCGCCCATCATTCCGATCTCGTTGCCGCGACCCCTTGCGATTGAGCCCCTGAGCACACCCATCGCTTTGGCTTCAGCGCGTGCTTGTTTCCGGTCTTCACCGGAAGGTTTGATGACTATCATTAGTACAGTTGGTAAATACGATTAAGGTTGCCAGTACCGTATGGGTCAACATTCAGCCTCGGAATGGCAGCGCCCCTTGAGGTGGCGGCTTCCTCTTCCATCAGCTGCACGCACTTGTTCCAGTGATATTCGGAGCGTTCGATGTCGGCATTGTCCTCCATCAAACGACCCAACATACCGTGCTTAAGTGCGCCCACATTGCTGACATATACGATGTCGGTACCATTACGGACGGGCTGGAATGCGCGTTTGCAGAGCACGTGCACATTGGTCTGCCCATTAGTGGAGCGATTCAAGCGAAATCTCCGATAGCGGGTTACACCGGAATCAGGACCAATGGTAGCAATAGTGGTATCTGGATCGGCAGCATTGGTGCGAATATCGTACAAATCGGTAAGTCCATCGAACTGAATACTGATTACCGAATTAATGTCCTCAGCAAAAGTGAGGGTCACATCACTACTAGCAACAGAGTTAGTAGTAGACGCATATATCTTGTCGCCGTTAGTTGCGGTGACAACCACCGACTCATTATCATCAGAATCAAAATTGCTTCTGGTGGGCGACTGATCCGACGGCACAACATGTAAGACATCAGTTGCCGTTTCAATAAGCCTCTTAAGCGGGTGAAAACCAGCGTCAACCAGACCCCATGTAAGATCAGCTGCACCGACCCCCATGCCGACCGATTTGAAGTCGTGCCACAGAGAGCGGACGGGCACTGGCTGGTTATCCACAATGGTGTGAAGTACCGAATCGGCTTCGTCCGGTAAAGTAATGCAGTTGTCAACTACCGGCAAACTGTACTGAATGGTCAGATCCCGATACGTACCCATGTTGTAGATACGCGAAAGAACCTGATTTAAACTGTTCTTAAACTCGCCGTCCGGCTCAATATAATTAATGAGCATCGGTAAGAGATGGTTGACGGTAGTGGCTGGCATTACTTCTTGGGTTTGGTTTTGACGCTACCGGAGTGCAGCTCGCCTTTCAGTTTGCCTTGCTGCTTGTCACTCAGGGGGCTTACCTTACTAAGCAGATAAGCTACCTGTTTCTTGGTCTTGGTCTTCATGGTGGGTATAGGGTACAGGAAAAAGGGTGGGGGGTCAAGTACGGTTTTACCACTTTCCAATAGGGCACTTCTCAGTAGCCATGCGGAGTTTAGCCTGTGTGGAGCAGCCGCACTTCTTGCAGCGACCTGTCCCGCCGAAGGCTGTGGGGTCCCATAAGTCACAGGCGGAGCAGATTGTTTTACGGTCTTCGAGTACGTCGTTAGCTACAACCTGAAACCCACTACTAGCCCACCGTAATATTGAATTACTCAAAGTACCAGCCATTTCTAAAACTGAAACAGTACTACTTACCTCTTGATCTTGTTGGTTTCTGTCAAGCTGCTGCTTATGCGCTGTATTGTTTTCTCCGTTTTTCACGCACAGTGCACATACTCCTTTACTCGGAAAACCCCCATAAAAATCTAGGGAGCAACGGTTGGAAGAGTCGGAAATACTTATTGCGTACTGGCACATTATTCTAGAGTAAAGGTACCCGAATCTTGTGTTATATTTTGATTCGGTGGTATACCAAATGTCAATGATGCTGTACCACTTCCTGATATAGGTAGGGGGTTTTGTATTACAGCAAAGGGAGTACTTGAAAAACCCACATTTATATTTGTACCAACAGCACCAGCCGTTACTGATAAGTAACAAGCATTATTGTAATTATAAATAGAAAGTCCAGCACCTGCAAGAAAAAGAAATCCGAACGGTGTACTCAATACGGTTCCGTTGGCTGAAGCCCCAGATAGATTGTCAAACCTAGCAACAAGAGAACCACTGACCAGTGTACCAAATTGAACAGTAAGCAATACCGATGAAACACCAAAGAGACCAGCCAATGAATTACAGCTAAGGCAACATGAGCACGGCACTGTTGTCGTAATTACTGCCATACGAGTTAGAGGTTGAGCGTTACTGTAACATTACCACCAGCATCGCATGAAGCACTAATTGAGGCAGCATCAAGTCTGGCGTTAATGGCTTCAATAAGCGCACGCAATCCTTCTTTATTCTTGATTACGTTTACTGGTTCATTCGCGTTAGCATTCGGTTGTTTCTGCTCGGTAGAACTTTTAGCAATAGGTTTTTTATCGCTGATAAAATTTTTCCTATCTTCTCTACGCTGGAGTCTAGCATCACGAGCTTCTGTTTTACGTTGCTCACGCTGCATCTGCAACATGTCTCTATGATAAGACTGTCTATTGCCTTCCTCGTCGTAGTAGTACCTATCGTCTCCCATATTAAATAGTGATTAATGTACTTGTCGAATCGTACGACTGGAACGCTGTGGCCGAAGTCCATCCATTTATGCGCATAGAAAACTGAACCTCATTCTGTTTGAGACAAGTTGCCGTCAATGTTGAGCCCTCTGAATCAAATACAAACAAGCCCGAAAGCTCCTTATCTTTCTGTAGTTTGTTAGCAAAATAAACGGCAGCTTTGTCTTGCGAAGCAGCAATAGTTGATGAATAGTCTGGTTGTGGTACGCCGACAGATCTAATCCCCAGATATGCTCTAGTTTCTGGATAGGTTATTTGTTTACTACCGACAGTACTGGTAATATCTAATATTTGATTTCTAATAACTAAATAAGACCGAATAAACGTACCGGTTGTTTCCTCTTCGATGTAAGCATAAAAAGCACAATCAACAGAATGTTTTCGTCTTTTCTGTCCGGTTGTTGATGTGGTAAACACTCCGCTATACAGATCTGTAATATCTATAACTACTACACTTACTTCATACAAGTTAAGTACCGTCTTACTTACTTCATAGCCAGCAATAAAATCCCCACCAGCCATCAAGGAGAAGTAATCTGCCGATATTGGAAGGTCTGGTGTCACTACTCTTGATGCACCCACATCCACACCATTTATTGTAATATCAATAGGTCCGTGAATAGATGCTGGTAGTTCTATCTGTTGAGCTATTGCTCTTGCTGAACCTGCAATAGTAGAGGTTGTAGCTAGACCTACAGTCTCACGCTTAGGGTGTAGATTTGCTACAGGATAAAGGTCCTTTATGCTTTGCGGGTTATCCGTAATAAAACGGATTAGTTTTGCTGGATACGGACCTGTAGGCGGACTCTGTAGATCGTAATCAAAAAAGAACGCATCGTCATATGATTCACTGGTACTTCCGTTTTTATTTTCTACATGATAGACTGAAACGTATTTAATATCAACTGAGTTTAGCTTATTAGGGAACTCATAATTTACATCTTTCGGAATATCCGGCAGCCTAATCGGAATAAATTTCCCATTGTCAAACATGTCTTGGATGTTAGCCAAGGATGACACTGTTTGAATATCGTACCATGTATTTACGTTTTCTACTTCTACAGTAACACCAACCGAGTTGGAAACTGTTGGAGTAGAGCCGCGTTTAATGATCGTCTTTGTTGTCTCGATAGAGCGTTCAATATTGTTATTGAACTCAACAGACTTACGCTCTTTCAACAGGTAAACATGCTCAATAACAACGTATAAAGTATCAAGGGGCTCTGGTGCTTTTTGAACGTTCTCACTTGCAAACACAAAAGAGCCATACACAGGATCTGATATGCCAAATAATGGATCAGGAGACACACCTACTTCGGGTAGGTTAAGGTTATAAAGTTGCCGATTTAGGTAATCTTTTCTAGGTATAATGTAACTCCGAACTATGGCGTTGCCTTGTTCGTCCACAAAGTTATATAGATCCTGATCCTCTCTATCCGCAGCGTAATAGAATCTGTACAAAGTACCAGAATCCCCTTCCGGTGAGATGAAGATCAACTTATGGTTGGGCCATTGCGAATTATCGTAGTGCGCTGTACCGTATGCAGGAGGCACAGAAGATATTGTACCTACCTCATAGAAAAGGAAGTCAGTGCCTAATGGTGTAACCCGCTGGATAAAACGTTTCTTTGCTGGGTTTGAAACAGTATTCGTAGAGTTAGCAGCAGCAGCAAATTGTTTTTTGACTAAAAACCAATCGTCGGATAGCTGCTCTCCTACAAAGAAAGACGAGTCGGATCTCTGACCCCAGAAAGCGTTTGTTGGATCGGCAAATAGATTTTCAATTACTCCGTAACCTGATATCGAAGAGCCTCTGCGGTAGACAGTCTCTTCGACGCGACTACCTCTGCCTGTTTGATTATCAAAATCTACATTCTTTACAGTTACCCCACTATCTGGCAAGTCGCGGGATACACGTCTCGTACGCTTAACAAATTTGTTTACTTGTTGCTCAGTTGCCTGAATGTCGGACTCACCTAATGTAGGAGTGGTGGCTTCACCAATAGAGTTAGATTCCGTTACAGTGGACGGGATTGCCGCCTTAAACTTCTCAGGGATTACATCCGACGTATCGACAGAAAAAAGCTGCTCCGTAAATAATTCAGGAACTTCCGTTTTACGTACTACATAAGTACCATCGCCCAACGCCTGACTCTCGATGTCAATTAAAGCAGTAGGCTCTTCAAGTGTGTCTTCATTCTGAAGAGTCTCAGTTACCGTTGCTAATTGTTTTGAATTAGTGGTAGACTGTTGCGAGAAAGATGTAGGTACACTTACTGTCCTAGCTGTCGAAGTTACTAGCTTAACATCTGGATTAAGTTGGCTCTCTCTAGCTTCGATAACAAGACCAGAGAGTGTAGGCGGGCTCGCCAAACCAGTTACAATCTGTTCCTCGGTGCTCTCTGTAGAAGCTACCCTAAACTTATC